ATGGCACTTACAGATATACAAATCAAACGAGCAAAGCCCCAAGACAAGCCATACACATTGAACGACGGGCAAGGCCTGTCATTGCTTATCAATCCCGATGGCTCGAAGGGCTGGCGTTTCCGTTTCCGCTTTGCCGGAAAAGCGCGGTTAATGTCATTTGGTAGCTACGACCTTGTGAGCCTAGCTGAAGCACGTGAGAAACGCGATACAGCTCGGAAGCAGGTTGCAAACGGCATAGACCCAGTGGAAGAACGTAAAGCCCAAAAGCTGGCACAGCAGCTCTCAACAGAAAACTCATTCGAGGCTATATGTCGTGAGTGGCACTCAAATAAAGCCGATCGCTGGACACTTGCCTACCGCGAAGAAATTATTAAAACATTTGAGCAAGATGTTTTCCCGTTCATTGGTAAACGTCCTATTAGTGAAATCAAACCCTTAGAACTTCTTGAAGTGTTGCGACGAATAGAGAAGCGTGGAGCACTAGAGAAAACACGTAAGGTACGTCAGAGGTGCGGTGAGGTTTATCGCTACGCAATCATAACTGGCCGCGCTGAATACAATCCTGCACCTGATTTAGCCATCGCTCTGGCCGTTCCTAAGCAAAAACATCATCCATTTCTATCTGCCGAAGAATTGCCTCATTTTATTCGGGATCTCGAAGCTTATACCGGTAGCATCATCACCAAAAATGCTACGAAGATAGTCATGCTGACTGGTGTAAGAACGCAGGAGATGCGCTTTGCTACGTGGGAAGAAGTAGACCTCGAAAAAGGTATATGGGAGATACCAGCGGAACGTATGAAAATGCGTAGACCACACATTGTTCCTTTATCTACCCAGGTAATTACCCTATTTAAACAACTCAAGCCTATTACAGGCCATTACCCATACATTTTTATTGGCAGGAACAACCGTAGCAAGCCGATCTCAAAAGAAAGTGTTTCACAGGTGATTGAGTTACTTGGCTACAAAGGCCGTGCTACAGGTCACGGTTTTCGACATACTATGTCGACAGTATTACACGAACAAGGGTTTGATAGCTCATGGATTGAAATACAATTGGCGCATGTTGATAAAAACAGAATCCGAGGGACTTACAATCATGCTCAATACCTTGAACATAGAAAAAAAATGATGCAATGGTATTCAGATAAATTATCTTGAGAGGCATAAATAATGGACTTACTAAACAAACATATAGCTAGTATTTTAAGAGCAAAAGATGAAGAGTCTTTAGCTATTTTTGTAGGGGCTGGTGTTTCAAAATCTTCTGAAACAAAAACCATTAAAATGCCTTCATGGGGAGATTTAATTGATGCTCTCATTTCAGATCTCAATATCGAAGGTGAATCAGATTATTTAAAAATAGCACAACTTTATTACCTCACATTTGGTGAACATCTTTACTACAAAAAGATCAAAGATTTCTTCCCTGATAATATTCCTCATTCAAAAATCCACGATCTAATATTCAAACTGAGTCCTCACGCTGTTATCACAACAAATTGGGACACCTTACTTGAAGCAGCTATAAATGCCAAATCTTATTTTTACAATATAATAAGCAGTGACAAAGATTTGATGAAGTCTTATCTTGGAAAAAAATTGATAAAAATGCATGGTGATTTTAAAAATCACAATATAGTCTTTAAAGAAGATGATTACTTAAATTATAGCTTCAACTTCCCTTTAATTGAAAATTATGTTAAAAGTGTTATCTCTACCCATACTGTGCTATTTTTGGGGTATTCATATAATGATATAGATCTAAAACAAATCATTAAATGGACTCAAAATCATTCCTCTGTTAGACCCCCTATGTACCTAGTAGTATTCAAAGATATTCCCGCTCAAAGAAAATATCTTGAAAGTCATGGTATAACCACTATTATTTTAACCGATGAGACAATCAAACCTTTCAATAATGATTCATATTCAAATAAGTTATATACTTTCCTCCATAGCCTAAATAGCCTTGAACTATGTGCAGACTTAGATGATATCGAAATAATTAATGCTATTTATTCAAGAGTGAAATCTCTTCAATCATTAAATGCAATACTTGCTGAACAAGTTACCAGATGTTTTACTAATTGCGGTTTAATGTATATTGATGACAATGGACCAAAAGCTTTATTACGCTTTTATGACACTGAAGTAACCTCTAATGATAATAATATAGAGCTAAGAGGGTTTTATAAGAAATTTTTAAGTATACTCAGTAATGATGAAAAAGTTAAAAACTATAAGCCGCACCTCCAAAAATTATTTTTCATATTAAAAAAAGCAAGTATATATGGTATTATTTTAAACGATAAACATAACGAAGCGCTACTTACTACTGAAGTACTATCAAATGATTCATTGATTAAAATAGATAAGGAAATTAATTTCAATTATAGCGAAGCAATTACCTATACACGATCCCATAAGATTGAAAATAGTATAGACAAGACTAAGCAATATAATTGCTTTCAGTTAAATAAATATGATGAGGCTTACAGTATTATAGAGGAAGAATTATCAGAAGAGATCAGACAAAAAGATTATGCAAATATCCTCATCTCGCTTTTCAATCAAAATATCATTCTGAATAGATTGAAGTATGATTTTTCAAGCAATAGAGAAAAATACTCAACTCTTGAGGAGAATAAAATTCATGAATTATATGACAACTTACCGAGAAATATAAAAAAAACCGTATCCGTAATCTATGACTTAGTAACATTTGATTATTTGTTAAATCTTCATTACACCGTTAGTTCATTATTAACAAAGTATAGCGACATAAGGAAAAGAAATACAAGATTATTAATTGATGGAGATCTTCATAAAACTGAATTTCTTTTCGAAAACCTTATAATTTTCGTTTTAAAAAATGGATGTTTAATTGATGTTTATAAAGAATTCAAGGATATAATTCGCAAATTTATTGAAATAAAAATAATCAAAGATTCTGATAAAAGCGAGATTTCTCTAACAAAGTTAGAATTATATTCATGCATTAAATATGTTGATAATAAAACCCTATCTCTTATTCTAAAGAAAGAAGATAAAAAACTATTAGCGCTGTCTGTTCAACCAAAAGAGTTAGACTGGTTAATAAATACTGCACTGCAAAACCTAGCTAAGTCATATAGTAAGTTCTCAAGAGCTTTCAACCCAATAGAAGGAAAGTTAATCAACGCATTAAAGCTACTGTCTTTAATAAAGGTAACCACTGAGCAAGACTCTATAGTATTAAAAACATTAAATGACACCTTAAAATCCTCATACCACAACCTAGCATTCTATGATGCTATTTCCGATTATATTGTTTTAAGATACAACTCCCAAAGTGAAATCTCATCCACTGATGGTATAAAAACATTAATAGACACGATCCTCGATAAATTAATAAGTAGAAACCTTGGTGGATATGAAGTAATAGCTATAGTCAATCGAGGCCTTACCAATATCTTCTCAGTAGCCGAAAGATTGGGAATTAATATAAAAGACGACAGCAAGGTCGATAAATTACTTCATGAAATTAGTTCTTATACGAACGCAGATAGAGCAAGGGCTGCTGAAACAATACTATATGATCTGTATAGGATCTCAACGGAACAGAATAGAGAAAAAATAAAGTCGTTTATCGAAAACACTTCAACTACTGATTTCAGTGAAGAAAGAAAAATTAAATTTGAATTATTTTTATTAGCATCAGAAATTTCAGATAGCTATGACAACCTTCCTGAAAAAGTATCCAAACTTGTTGAAAACTATAAAGGATTTAGCTTTAACTCAGAAGCGGAGACAATCAGAAATTTATTACAATATATAGTCAACACACGAAAGTTAAGTGATTTCTCACAAGCACTTTCGAAGATTGAAGAGATAATAAATAATTATAAATAATTTCGTTCTTGGCGCGCAATGCTCTCCCCGCCACGCCTGCCCGCTTAAGAGGTCGCTTTTAATGCAGGTGCATGAACCAGCTCAGGCCGTGCCGGTACTGGCGTGGTGGGGGATAAAAAATACGGGGATTTGCATGCAAAACCATGCACCTTATGAATGCATGGCTTTTTTCGGGAAAAATAGCGGAATTTTCGGGGATTTTTTCGCGTGCTACCGTGCGGCCAGTTCTGCACGTCGGCGGGTGTAAATCAGGTTCTGTGCCGGGGTGAATTTCTGGCGATTATCATCCCGCGAAGCCGCATCAGGCCTGAATCCGATAGCCGTTAAAATGTCGTTGTCCTGCGCGGAATAATTAATTTTTTCACCTGCGGCCAGCCACACCGACAGGGCTTCACGCAGATAATCAACCGAGTGCTGCATGGCGCTCTGTTTTACTGCGGGAATTTGTTCGTGATATCCCATCAGCTCAGGCGCCAGCGTGGCGGCCAGCTCCGCGCCGTGCTGCTGCATAAAGTCATGGAGCCGGTTGCGGATGCTGATGTGCTGCACCTCCTCATGTGAGCGGATATAGCGACCGGCGGCCTGATTAATCTCCCACTTTTTCACGTCGATATTGTCGCGCAAATCCTGCATTCTGCGCGGGATTTGTTCGTCACCGGCAAGGAGCTGTTCACGGTATTCCCGTTCAAGGTCTGCCAGTTCGGCTTTACGTTTCAGCCAGGTGTTTTTGTTCGTCTGACAGGCCTCAAAGGCCTGCTGTATGGTCACAGTGGTCACGTGTCTCTCTCCTGATTAATGCCGGAACGGCGAGCTGTAGCAGCCCTGTACTTTACGCGGCGGCGGTGGTGTCACCGGGGCGGGGTCGGGTTTCTCCGGTGCGGCACGTATCACACCGTCAACCGACTCGATGGTACGGAAAGTGGCCGAGCATTCGATATTGGTACACTGGTGATAACGCTGTTTGACGTTTTCCGACAGATAACGGCTGGTACGGACGTGCGCGGTCTTTTTGCAGAACGGGCAGTGAAACATGATTCAGCCCTCTGCCTGTTCGTGGGATTTTTCGGCCAGTTCAGCGGCAAGTTTCATCCGTCTGGCCGGGCTTCTTAACAGCGCCATATCAACCCCGGTTATGACCGGGCGATTCATGCCCGTTACGGACAGGACCGGCTCCTGCTCCATATCAAAATGATACAGGGCTGACTGCAGATTCAGCGCATCACCCAGCTCGCGGGTCACGGTCGCACGCGGCGAGGTTTCTCCGCTCATTTCCAGCGACCGTATACGCAACAGAAAGGCACGTAACAGTGCGGGGCTGATACAGGCCAGCGCCTTCTGCCACTCGCTGTTGGCGTAGGTAGTGAACGCTTTTTCATGGGCGCTGATATAAGCCGTACCGGAGGAGCATGCGCCAAGCATGGCGTGGCTTTTGTCTTTCTCCAGCTCGGTAATCAGACCGGTGAACTCATCAGCCAGTTCGCGGCTGGCGATACGTTTACTGTGTTCAGCTTTCAGTTCAGGAGTGAGGTTGCCGCGCAGAGTTCGAAAGCGGCTGCGCCAGTCCTGTTCGGCCTGTGCACTTTCACTGAGGGCGGTCTGTCGTTCCTGCTCACAACGCTGAATGGAAACCTCAATGTCGCTGAGTTTACCCATGCTGGCCGTGTGTGCGTCTTTTGCTTCGTTAAGTGCGGCCAGCGCACCGGCAATACGTTGTTCCGCGCCTTCATCCTGTTTACTGATAACGGTCTGCATGGCTTTGATAATGAGTTCGGGTTTCATGTTCAGGCTCTCCGTGTGTTCAACCTGAAATGATTCTGACGCCTCCTGCACAACAACACGATTCATTGCCGTTGTCAGAGTGCTGGCACAAACAGACCTTAAAAACCGGCTGGCCAGAGAAAGGTCGCAGGAAAACCTTACTCACCGTTTGTTTTTTTACTTATAACTATTCACCACTGTTCACCTTAAATAAAAAGATAAGTAATACAGTAATTTAAAGGGTGAACAGTTGAGGGTCTGACTGTTCACCGTCTGTTCACCACTGTTCACCCTCCTGTTTTTTCAGCCAGTCAGTTGCTTAGACTTTTTAGCGATTAAAAAGCATATATATATAAATAAAAGTAATCATCGCTTTGCCAAAGAATTATCAAGGATTGCCAACGATTGTCAGAGATTGCCACTGTTTGCCATTCACCTGTTAACGGTTTGTTGTGTGAGATTTCACTGCAAAATGACTTGTTGCCCTGCGTAAAAATATTCACAAAATAGAGAGCTACCCGAAGCCGGACGGACACGCCCGGCACTGTATGGACTTTGTGAGGTAGCCCGATGCACACTGCTTTTTCTTCCCCGTCTTCTGCCCCTGCCGCGCCGCTGATGCCGGTTTCTGATACCGTTCACGAACGCTTTATCCGTCTGCCCGAAGTGATGCATCTGTGCGGCCTGTCCCGCTCGACCATTTACGACCTCATCAGCCGGGAAGCCTTCCCGAAACAAATCTCCCTCGGCGGAAAAAATGTGGCGTGGGCGCAGTCTGAAATCACTGCATGGATGGCGGATCGCATTGCCGAACGTAACCGGGGCTATGACGCATGATGATGACCGTTCAGCAAACAGCCCCTTTTTCTGGCTTGCTTCTTTTCACCGTTTCCAGGTATAGTTTTCTCGCTGTCGCAAAATCGGCAGCCGGGCGTGAGAACCCGAGTTACTCAGTGGCGACACCGGACGCGCCATGCGTCTTTTTTTGTGTCTATGCCTATGTGCACCTGTTGTTTACGCATCGGTTCTTAAGCCGTTGCTGTATCTGCGTAATGGTGGCTCAGGCGGGGCAGCCTTCGGGCTGGCCGGTACCCATTGAGGCCGGTTTCTCACCCCCGTCTGGGCTACCACCCGAGCGTGAGAACTCCGGTGGTAGCGTTAACCGCTACTCAATGGAGGTTGCCCTTATGGCTACGACCCTCACCCCGTCACATCCGCAGTTTGTCTTTGTGTTTGCCGCTGTTCGTCGCGCAGACCGTAAACCCCGTATTTGTATGCTTCGCACCGTTGCCGGTGATGAGCACGCCGCGCGCCTTTCTCTTGTTCGCGATTACGTTCTCTCGTTTGCTGGCCGTCTGCCGGTTGCGGAGGTGCGCGCATGAGACACACCACCATTACCGCCCGTGACCTCGAATGTCTGGAGCATATGCGCAACGTCGGCCAGCTCGTCAATGAGCTGATGCAGGTGCAGGACTGCGCCACCGTTCGTCGTGACCCGGCGCAGCAGTTACAGCTCACCTCCGTGATTTACCTCATGACCGCCCAGCTCGACGGCGTGGTCGAACGCTGCAATCAGCAGTGGCTGACCGGGGAGGGTAACGTATGAAACAGCCATTACCGCCCGTATTACGCGCCGCGCTGTATCGTCGCGCCGTGGCCTGTGCATGGCTGACCCTGTGCGAACGCCAGCACCGCTACCCGCACCTCACCCTCGACGCGCTGGAAAGCGCCATTGCCGCCGAGCTGGAGGGCTTCTACCTGCGCCAGCACGGAGAGGAAAAAGGCCGTCAGATTGCCTGTGCCCTGCTGGAAGATTTAATGGAAGCCGGACCACTGAAAGCTGCCCCGTCGCTGTCCTTTCTCGGGCTGGCCGTGATGGATGAGCTTTGCGCCCGTCATATCACGTCGCCAGTACTGCACTGAGGGAGAAAATAACCATGAAAATGAACGTAACAGAAACGGTAAAACAGGCGTGCGGCCACTGGCCGAACATTCTCCCGGCGCTGGGGGTGAAGGTCATTAAAAACCGCCATCAGTCCTGCCCGGTGTGCGGCGGCTCTGACCGTTTCCGCTTTGACGATAAAGAGGGGCGCGGCACGTGGTTCTGTAACCAGTGCGGCGCGGGTGACGGACTGAAACTGGTCGAGAAGGTGTTCGGTGTATCAGCCTCTGAGGCCGCCGGGAAGGTGAACGCCGTGACCGGCAGTCTGTCGCCGGTTGCCCCGGAAGTGATTGCGGCCGCAGAGGCCGAAACTGTGGCCGACCGCAAAGCGGCGGCCGCGCTGGCCGTCAGGCTCATGGAGAAAACCCGACCGGCCACCGGCAACGCCTACCTCACCCGCAAGGGTTTCCCCGCTCTGGAATGTCTGACGCTCACCGTCATGCATAAAACCGGCGGCGTGACGTTCCGCGCCGGGGATGTGGTTGTCCCGCTGTATGAGGATACCGGCACACTGGTTAACCTTCAGCTTATCAATGCTGACGGCCTCAAACGCACCCTGAAAGGCGGTCAGGTCAAAGGGGCATGTCATGTCATCGAAGGGAAAAAACAGGCCGGAAAACGTCTGTGGATTGCAGAGGGTTATGCGACCGCACTCACCGTGCATCACCTGACCGGGGAAACTGTCATGGTGGCGCTGTCCTCCGTGAACCTCCTTTCTCTGGCGAGCCTTGCCCGTCAGAAATATCCGGCCTGTCAGATTGTCCTCGCCGCCGACCGTGACCTGAACGGCGACGGCCAGAGTAAAGCCGCAGAGGCCGCAGACGCCTGTGAGGGCGTTGTTGCCCTGCCGCTGGTGTTCGGTGACTGGAATGATGCGTTTATACAGTACGGCGAGGAAGCCACGCGCAAAGCCATTTATGACGCCATCCGGCCACCGGCGCAAAGTCCGTTCGATACCATGAGCGAGGCAGAATTTACCGCCATGAGCGCCAGCGACAAGGCCTTGCGGGTGCATGAGCATTACGGCGAAGCGCTGGCGGTGGATGCGAACGGCCAGCTCCTGTCCCGCTATGAAAACGGCATCTGGAAAAATATCCCTGCCGCCACTTTTTCACGGAATGTGGCTGACTTATTCCAGCGTCTGCGCGCCCCGTTCTCGTCCGGGAAAATTGCCTCGGTGGTGGAGACCCTGAAACTGATTATTCCGCAGCAGGATACACCGGCGCGCCGTCTGATTGGCTTTCGCAACGGGGTACTCGATACCCAGAGCGGCCTGTTCAGCCCGCACAGTAAATCACACTGGCTGCGCACGCTGTGCGACGTGGATTTCACCCCGCCGGTGGACGGGGAAACGCTGGAGACTCACGCGCCAAACTTCTGGCGCTGGCTCGACCGTGCAGCCGGTAAAAATCCACAAAAACGCGACGTGATTCTGGCTGCGCTGTTTATGGTGCTGGCGAACCGCTACGACTGGCAGCTCTTTCTCGAAGTCACCGGTCCCGGCGGGAGCGGCAAAAGTATTCTGGCTGAAATCGCGACCCTGCTCGCCGGGGAAGATAATGCCACGTCAGCCGACATCGACACACTGGAAGACCCGCGCAAGCGTGCCTCCCTGATTGGCTTCTCGCTGATACGTCTGCCAGACCAGGAAAAATGGAGCGGTGACGGTGCAGGGCTTAAGGCCATCACCGGCGGCGATGCGGTCTCGGTTGACCCGAAATACCAGAACCCGTACTCAACACATATTCCGGCGGTGATTCTGGCCGTGAACAATAACCCGATGCGCTTCACCGACCGCAGCGGTGGTGTGTCACGTCGCCGGGTGATTATTCACTTCCCGGAGCAGATTGCACCGGAGGAACGCGACCCGCAGCTCAGGGATAAAATTGCACGCGAGCTGGCCGTTATCGTGCGCCAGCTTATGCAGAAATTCAGCGACCCGATGGCAGCCCGTGCACTGCTCCAGTCACAGCAGAATTCCGACGAGGCACTCAACATCAAGCGCGATGCTGACCCGACGTTTGATTTTTGCGGCTATCTGGAAATGCTCCCGCAGACCAGCGGGATGTTTATGGGGAATGCCAGCATCATCCCGCGTAATTATCGTAAATATCTCTATCACGCGTATCTGGCCTATATGGAGGCTAACGGATACAGGAACGTGCTCAGCCTGAAAATGTTCGGGCTGGGGCTGCCCATGATGCTGAAAGAGTACGGCCTGAATTATGAGAAGCGGCACACAAAGCAGGGGATACAAACCAATCTGTCGCTGAAAGAGGAAAGCTACGGCGACTGGCTGCCGAAGTGCGACGACCCCGCAGCAACATAACCTCACTCAGACCGGCAACAGCCGGTCTTTTTCTTTCTGCTCATTGCCACAGGGTGAACAATCCACTGTTCACCCTTCACCGTATATTCACCCTGTATCACCATGAAATTATTAATAAAAAACCAGAGGTGAACAGTGTGAACAGTAAAACCTGAAAAAACTTTTTATCCCCCCACCACATCGGCCTGACCGGGCGTATCCAGAGCGAGAAAAAATCACAAAGGTGAAGAGTCGACTGTTCACTCTTCACCAACTCATCACCATTTATCTGTATGATTTAAAATAGAAAATAAGCATGGTGAACAGTGTGAACAGTTAAATGCAAAAAAACTTTTTTCTCGCGTTTGTTCTCTAATTCATCAAGTTCAATTTCTGTTTATTTTTCACCCTAAAAACAGACGAGCGCTCAAATGTGTATAGAAAAATGTATAACAAGGAATTTGGTTATCTTTAAAATCATTTAAATTCATTTGGTTACAACCAGATCAGCACTCCTGTGATCTTCCGCCAAAATTTTATACAAAATTACCATAACCTGCTTATTCCTTTATAATTAATTCTATATAGATGAGAATAAAACGTACTCTTCTCGTCTTTGGTACATTTTAATTTAATGGACACTATAAAATGCAGCCTGATAATATCGTTATCAATTATCTATTTAGCAAAGATATTCTTGTCGTTATCTCTACATTAATAGCACCTCTTGTTGCTATTCAAGCAACAAGATATCTGGATAGAAAGCGTGAAATTCGCTCCGCCCAACAGAATTTATTTCTAACATTAATGGCTACCAGAGCAACGCCAACTCATATGCGTCATGTTGAGGCATTAAACTCAATTGACGTAATATTTTCTGGAAAGAAAAATAATAATGAATCAGACATTCGGTTAGCTTGGAAAGCATACCTTGATTTCTTGGCTACACGTCGCTGGACACCCGAAAACTCTGATAATTGGGAAGCTGAACGTAAGAATTTCCATATCGATCTCCTTAGTAAGATAGCTTCATATTTAGGTTATGAATTTGATAAAACTCATCTAAAAAATCAAGTATATTATCCAGAACGGTTTAATAATGAAGAAAATTATGCTGCTATGGGGAAAGACGCTTTACTAAAAGTATTAAAAGGTGAAAGCTATATTTCGGTTAATATTAAAAGAAACCGAGATCTGTGAAAAATAACGAGAGCATTTGATATCAATAAGTTTTTTAAAAATAGTAAGATATGACCCTATTTTACTATACTAACCATTCGGCTCAATACCTTTTGCCCTCAAAGCCTCCCTCGCCAGTTCCTTCAACCAACTGGCGAGACTTACCCCTTCTTCAGCAGCTACTGCATCCAACTGCTCCTTCAATGCCGGATCAATACGCATTTTGAACTGCGGTGACTGACCGCCGCCTTTTGGTTTTTTTTCGCGCGATATGATTGACATGGGGCCACCTATCCAATTACTCTCACCACATAGGAGGCCACCTAAAAGCCTTCTACACTAGCAACGCCCCGTTGTGCGGGAACACAGCCGGAGCGTCTAACCTCACCACTATCAAGGAGTTGATTATGGCTGATTCGCATTCTACCCCAGACAGCGACCAATCCGGAACCGAGCGTTCGGTAATTGTGGGATATCGCCCGAATGTTTTCGACAAATCTACACCCAAAATTATTCTTTCCGGCAAATGGCTCCGTGCGGCAGGGTTTGATACCGGGCAACAGATTACCGTAAAAGTGATGAACGGCTGTATCGTCCTGATGGTCTACGGCGAGCAGGAACAACGATTGCAGGATGAGCTGCAAGAGGCAAATCAGAAGCTGAACAGAATTGAGAGCACGCTGGCGACTCTCCAGTGAAGTACGGCTGAACCTGTAAGCGTTACTTACAGGTTCACTTGGTGCCGGATGGCGCTTGCGCTTATCCGGCCTACTCTCCTGGAAAATGAAGCCAAAGTGTAACGGGAACCCAAACAAATGAATCACCACGAAAAACCAGACACCATCTTTTCGATTGACGACGATGAAAAAGTCGAAGAAATAAAAATTCAGTTACTGAAAGCCAAGATTCAATGTGCACAATTTGATATTCATTCTGATAATATTGTTAACGGCGATAATTTCTTTGATGAATTAATGGAGCCTAATAAATGAAAAAAGCATTATAAACTTACGGGCAATAATCAATAATTATGATATTTGAAGCAACAACTCATTATCCATGAATCAGAAACGCATTAGAAATCATTCAACCACTACACTAAAAATCATAATAAAAATACTATCCTGATGGCCTATGCCAAACGATAAACATGACAGCACAATAAACACCAT